CAGGTCTTCCATCAGCGAAAGATGATGGGTATGGGACTTATAGTCCCCAATGTGAAAGCTGAAATAGTGCATGGCAACCTTACGTTCTAGGTCAAACCGTTACTGCTGGGAGGGTTTGGCAGGGCGGTAACGAATCGCCTTTTCCCCCGCTAAGGGTAGCCATTCCCAAATTTTACTATGCAAACCATCCTGGTCGCAAGACTTTTAGTTGCCAGATGCGCTTCTCAGGGATGACCTTCCAGTGACTGATCGCGGCCTTGGTCACACCCAACAGCTTTGCAAGTGCAGTCTTGCTGCCAGCTCTCGCAATGATTGTGTCTAGGTCAGGTTGCATCGCAGCATTGTATAGCAGGCTTAACACCTGAACATAGGGAAAGTACCTAGAAAAAAAGATAAAAATAGTTGAAAAAAGTCTCGACGCTGGTTTAGCTGGCTATACAATAGCGTCAATCCCCAGCACATTGCAAAGGGTCTTTTAAGGAAAACATCATGTCTCGTCAAATACATCTCGACAAGTCTGGCAGCGGAATGGCATCAAAGACAGCTTGCGGCCGCAACATCCTGCGGACTCCACTGTCCGTCAACTGGGCTGGCTTTAAGCAAGAGTCAACACAAAACCGCTGCATTAAGTGCGCTACAAGCAAGCAGTTTGAAGTCAACACCCGCATGGACGCACGCAAAGCAGCCTAAACCAAACGGGGCTTCGGCCCCTGAAAGAACATCATGAACAAAACTTCCGTTTGGACAACTGGCTACAAGCCGACCAAAGAAGACCTCAAGGGTCTGTGCAACTACCGCTATGAGACTGCTGGCGACCTGGTGCTGGATTGCTATCTGTCTTATGAGGCAGAGGAACGCGAGACTCAGGACGAACCCGGCACTCCTGCTGTTATGGAATTGATTTATGCGTTGGTGGAAGGCGTGGATATCAGCGTGATGCTTGGCGATTGGGCAGAAACAATTGAGGATGCGGCGCTGGGCGATTTGGCAGAACAGATTGATGATGCTGCATTTGATCGAGGTGAGGAATGAACTGGCTGGCGGCGGGGCTGGTGGCCTTGGTGCTTGGCACTAGCCACTATTTGGATTGGCCTTCAGAGATCGAGGCAGCGCAGGATGCTGTAGCGGCTTACAAGGCAGCTAAAACTGACCAGCAGCGCCAGCAACGCTTTGAGGCAGCTGTACAGCAGATGTGTGGGGAAAACGCTGGCTGGCGGTTGCTGGACAACGGCAGCGTCCAATGCTTTACCCATCGTGGATACAAAACCAAAAAGGTGCAACTATGAACATTCAACAGATTTTAGATGGCATACACGCTGTTGTTGCCAAATCATATGCAGGGGCAGAGCCTGCTGATCGGCTGGCGTTTGAGTGCGGGATGCTGACCAGTGCGCTGCGCGAAATGAGTTACCTGCTGGAGTGCGCCCAGGAACGGTGCAAAGAATTGGAAATTGAAATTACCTACAAGGAATTGACATGACAACTATGACCATGATTCACAATGTAAAAACAATCAAATTGTATGAGCCAAAGCAAAGCATGAGTCAAGCAGGTTTGTTTTGGGCGCGTAAGTTAAATGTAATTGACAACAACGGCAATGAAACTCAGATCACTCTGTTTGCTGCAACTGAAGAACAACTGGAAATTAAGGAAACAACATGAAAATCTACAAAGCAATCAATGCTGTCCAGACAGAACTGTCAACCATTGGCATCACTAAAGATCGCACCAACTCGCAAGGGTCTGGTTACAAATTCCGAGGGATTGACGATGTTTACAACGCAATCAGCCCACTCCTGGCTAAACACGGGCTTTGCATCCTGCCGCGAGTGTTGACCCGTGAATGTGTTGAGCGCATTAGTAAATCAGGTGGTGCCTTGTTCTATGTGACGGTTGAGGTTGAGTTTGATTTTGTTTCGGCAGAGGATGGCAGCAAACACACTGTCAAGACTTTTGGTGAGGCAATGGATAGCGGCGACAAGGCCACAAACAAAGCAATGAGCGCAGCCTACAAGTATGCAGCTTTCCAGGCGTTCAGTATTCCTACCGAATCAGACAATGATGCTGATGCCGTTACCCATGTTGTGCAATCAACCGAGGCAACCATCAAAGCAATACTGGCAGACATTGCTGAATGCAAAACTCATGATGAATTGAAAGATGCTTTTTACAATGGGATTAGAGCAGCAGGCAATAACCCAGTTGCCCGTGAACAAATTACCAAAGCAAAAGACGAACAAAAGGCAACAATAAAAGGGACACCATGAGCATCATCTTTCGGGCCAGTGCCTTGAGCGCAATCATGACCGATGGCAAGGGCAATGACGAATTGTCGGTTGGAGCAAAGACTTACGTGACCAAGTTAGCTAAAGAGTTTATTTATGGCTATGACGAACGGGTTACCACAAAGTACATGGACAAAGGGTTGAGGGTTGAAGACGAATCCATTGACCTGTACAACGCCGTGCATCTGTCCAGTTACGCCAAAAACACTGAGCGCAAAACAAATGCCTGGATAACTGGCGAGGCTGACATTGTTGCTGATGACCGAATCATTGACATTAAGTCCAGCTGGTGCCTGACCACCTTTTACGTATTGGCTGACCAGGGCAGAGATACTGGCTACGAATGGCAGCTACGGGCTTACATGATGCTGTGGGACAAGCCACGGGCAGACATTGCATATTGCCTGGTTAGCACTCCAGACGATTTGATTGGTTACGAAAGCAAGCAGCTGCACAAGGTCGATCACATCAACCGGGAATTGCGAGTGACCATCGTGCCTTATAAACGTGATGCGGCTTTGGAAGACAAGATCAAAATTAAAGTTGAAGCGGCGCGGGTCTACTATGACCAGGTTATTCAAGAAATCAGCAAACAACACATTTATTGAAAGAAATCATGGCAATTACAAAAGAAATCAGCTGCGTAGTCGGCACATACACCAATGGCAGTGGCGAGAAGAAGAACCGTTATCAGCGCATCGGCTCAATCATTCAGACCCAGCGGGGGGAAATGCTCAAGCTGGACGTTATCCCACTCAAAGAGGGCGGCTGGGATGGTTGGGCATATTTGAATGACCCAAAACCGAAGGAAAGCTATAAAGGGTTGCCAAGGGACGAAGACGAAGGCGAAATACCATTTTGAAAGGGACTGACATGAACGACGATGAAGACTACGAATTGGCAAACCTTATGTTTGTAATTGCAACCTGCATCCTGGGGCTGTTTGCCTTGGTCGGCATTGCAGGGCTGGCTGGGTTTCTGTGGGGGATGCTATGACACAAGATGAAATCATCCTTATGGCAGACGCATCCGGGATATCGTTCTACGGCATGGGTAAAGACAGGGATAAATTTTTGCACTACCTTGAAGCCTTTGCCGCACTTGTTTCCGCTGCCGAGCGTGAGGCTTGTGCGAAGCTGTGTGACCGCATGGCGGCACGTTGCAACGACATCAGGGCCGCTGCTTTGGAATCAGCAGCAGAAAACATCAGAGCAAGGGGAAACACATGAAAACTAAACAGGAAATCAAAGAAGAAATCATCGAGCTTTACGGGGCTACGCAAGCCTTGGGCGATGCGATGAACATACTCCATGCCAAACGTATGGAGAAAAGCAAACAGATGATGGCGTTGAGCCACATGCTTACAGAAATGGGTGATGAGCCTAAGGGAGAGGGCACATGACTAAAGATGACATCATCCGCATGGCGCGGGAGGCAGGGATGCCGATGGCGTGGATTGGTGACAGCGGTGTTTTGAATTGGGCTGACCTTCTCGCCTTTGCCAACCGTGTTGCCAAGCATGAGCGAGAGGCTTGCGCGAAGGTGTTTGACACCCCACCCGCAGCACCTTCCGAATGGCCGTTAATCAAGAACATCTTGGCTGAATACGGGCTGGACGCCATTGCCTTTGTCGCGGAGTGGAAAGCAGCACAGCGCCCGTGGCAGGGGCTGACGGAGGAGGATTGGGCCAAGGTTGCAGCAGATATGCCCGACACGTTTGACCAAGGCGTAGCTTGGGCGCAGGCAAGACTGAAGGAGCGCAACAATGGATAACAAGGATAAACCGTGGTAAGTCCACTCCAAACCCGCATCCGCGCTGCGCTTGACAAGGAGCCAGACGGCATGACTGTTTGCCATTTGACTGTGGCGCTGCGAAGCAACCCCGAGAGCATCCGCAAGTCACTGGCCCGAATGGGCGACACTTATGTTGACCGCTGGGTTAAACAGGGTACGCAATACTGCGCTGTCCACTGCCTGGCGTTTGTGCCAGATGATTGCCCACACCCGTGACACCTACCTTTGCGACCTGGGACAGAGCCGTACTGGACAAGTTTGCGCTTGAAGCCTACCTGCGGATGCAACAGCAGCAAGACCAGCTAGAGCAGTTGCGGGGTGACCTCAAGGATGCGATTGAGGCGTACCGGGCGGTTATTATGTTTACCCCACGTTTCGTTCAAAGTGAGGGCAATCTACAAGTGATTTAAAGTTGCCGCCCCAGCGATTTTTGGGATGCAAAGATTCCCAATATGCGCCCAGCGGAGCAATGATGCCCTTGTCCCAAATTATCTGTCCTTCTTTGAAGAAGTTCAAGTCGATAGCGCACCGCTTGAGGTGGATGGAGTTCATGGTCTTGGAGCGGCCAGCCTTAACGTGCAAAGCCTGCTGCTCTGGTGTTCGGGACAACTCCCCGCCAGTGACCATAAAACCCTGCTCAGTAGCGTGCTGGATGAGTTTGCAGGCATCCAACAGGAAAGCGGCCTGCTCTTGTGAGAGGCTCATTTTCGGCTCCTCATGTCGGCCAACTTCTCAATTGTCCGTCCGCCAAAGTAAGCACCCATGATCAGCATTCCCCACTGTCCCAACAATTGGACATAGGACTCATTGGCGTTAAAACCGAATGCAGACATCATGGCGAAGATGAAGTACCCCACGAAGATGGCTACAAGGCTCATAGGGCGAATATTCTTGGACAGCCATGAGTCACTGCCCATGTCCGCTTTCCAGCGATCTGTGACGTTGTTATCCTCGTTTTGCGAAGCAAGGGCAAATACCTTGAGTTCCTCCAACTCCGCTTGGGCTTTCATAATCCCAAGTTCAAGCAAGCGCTCTTCGTGGTCGTATTGCAACTGGCGCAGTTTGCTGACTTCTTCTGGGCTGGGGTTGTCGCTGATCTTCACGCCCAGCGCGTTTTCAACAACTTCTTTGCCTTTTGCTTGAAGCGCAGATGACAAGAGGCCCAGACCGTTTTGAGCCAATGTACCAAGGAGGGATGCAACAATTGGAATCATTTTGTTTCCTCGTCATCGTGGGACAGCTTGACACCTGCCAAAAGACCAATAAAACCGCCAACAATCGTCTGAAACGCTGGGCTAATCAGCTTGAAGATTTCGCTGTTGTCTACTTTTTCGTCAAACAAACCAATCATCAATACAGCAACCATGCCAACAACAACAACACATAGTGTCAGGCTGACCATCAGCGTAACAAAAAATGTCAGCTTGGCTTTCACGGCAAGTTACCGCCCACGGGATAGGCAGACCCAACAGGCGCAGATGTCACTACACTCGCCCCAACAGGCACTACAGCGCCATTCCAAGGGCTTTCGTTGAGTGGGCCAAGGCAGTCTGCCAGCGTAGCTCCGTTGACCTTCTTGGGCCTAATAGTGCAGGGGTAAGACCACTGGTTTGCCATGCCGCCATCGCCAGCAGTGGTGACAAACGTGCGAGGTGTAGCTTTGACCACCGCCCAGCTTGGAGCCTGCGGGTAGTTCATCTCAGTTGAGAACAGTGACCAGACCGTGTTTTTGCCTTTGGGCGGTTTGCAAGAGCCAATGAGGTTGCGGTCGCCAACTGACTTGCCTGTAAGCACAGGACAAACTGAAGTGCCTTGCTGGAACGTCATGCCGTTGATGACCATTGTTTTGTTGGTCGGCGTTGTCGGGCTGGCGGCGCACAATGCGTATTTGCCGTGGCAGATGATGAGCGCAGGCTCGGCCCAGGCTGCACTGACAAATAAAAGCGCAATTAAATACTTCATTATTTTTCCCGTTTTTTAACGATGTAGCGTCAGGCTGGCATAGACGATGGCAGACATTGAAAAGATAAGCACTCCAGCGGTCTTGATGAGGATGCCCTCAATCCTTTTTAGCCGTGCATTGATCTGGTCGTATCTCTCGGCGCAGACTGCCTCATGAGCAGAAAATTGTGAGTCAAGGTTCATTTGTTTTTTGCTCCTGCGCCTAGTT